GACACATTTTGAATGTTTGATTAAGAACGTTGGACATCATGAACAAATTAAATTATTCAACCATGCTATAGGTAACCAAGACGGCAAGATAAGACTTACAAATGAGACTGCTACTCAAAACACAAGGGTCTTGTTAGAGAAAGGAGACACTGTGATATCTAGGTTGGATTCGTTGAACATATCAGATGTTGACATGATAAAAATAGATGTCGAAGGACTTGAAATGGAAGTGCTTAAAGGTGCAGAGAATTTATTGAAAAATGTCGAGTGTGTAATGATAGAGTTGAATAACAATAGTAAAAAATATGGTAGTAGCAACACACGTATTGAAAAGCATTTAGAAAGCCTGGGCTTTGATATTCTAATCAAAACTTGGCCAGACATTGTTTACAGAAAGACATGATGTACGAATATTTGAAAAAATTAAAAGTTGAAAAAGACTTTACTCCTGATAGGATATTAGATATTGGTGCCTGGAATGGATTTTGGACCAGAAATGTTAAGGAGATTTGGCCTGACGCACATTATACCTGCGTAGAAGCAGGACCTAAACATGAGAAAAAATTAAAAGAAATAACCTCGGATTACCACATTGCAGTGCTAGGTGATAGCAATCGAGATGTAAAGATGTATCTAAGGGAGATTGATAAGGGAAGCAAAAAGAAGGTGACTTACACTAAAGGCTCAACATTGTTTGGAATATTCAAAGATTATGAAATAAGACAGATGACAACCTTGGACACTTTGGTTGGTAAGGATGCACAGTTTGACTTGATAAAACAGGATGTACAAGGTGCTGAAATAATGGTAATGCAAGGTGCTCCGGACATCTTCACACGTGCCAAATATGTAATACAAGAAGTAAATTTATTCAAAGATAAAGACTTTCCCGACATGCCTGCAGAAAGCGAAATGGATGAATTCATGTTTCAACTTGGTTTTAACAACAGCGAAATAATCGAGCAAAAAGAAAACGTTGAACAAATAGATAAAATCTATTTTTGAAATTTTCCTACGATATTATTATAAGCATTAACATCTACCTGCATCTGAAAAACTGGGCTTCTAATATATTTTTTTGTGCTATGAAAGAATTTAATAGTTTTACATTTTGTAAGCAACAAAACATTAGGATGATATTTTATTTGNTTACCGGCCAGGTGTACGTAGGCGGAGGTGCCGTCACTTCTTTCTTTGAAGAACCAGAGACAAATGATNTCTTGGGATAAATCTAGTTTGTCAAAATTTTCATGTAACACTGCTTTTGTATTATGTTTCTCGCAGAACTCTTTCCATATATGATGACTAGTGTTGTTTTGATTTTCGTATAATTTGTCATAATCATTTAGTTCTATAAGGTTGGTAGCCAGCACATGTTCTACTGGTTCTGTATGATAATTTTGCGGTTTTAGTTTGTTCCAATCCATTATGCACTGAAGAGATTGATTGCTTCCTTTTTCCAATCGTCTGAGTAATCACAGTGCCTGTATCCATCGAACCACGGTCCACCTTCTGTGTAGTGTAATATCTTTGGTGACCCATCCTCAGGTTCTCTGTACCAACCAACAAGCCAGTTGTAATGATGGGGTAAGTCGCCAATTTCTGAATCTTCGAGCCAACTGAATCTGTGTAGGAATTTTGGTGTTTGGCTATTTAGGAATTCTGGTGTGAGCATCTTATTCTTTTCGTGTTCGCAATTCCATAGAACCATGCTACTCCAATTTTTTCTTGGGTATACTGTTTGCACTTGTCCGTCCATTTTAGTGGTTTCTTTTGGTGTGTAATCATGCTGAACGCAAACAACTGCCTTACTTGGGTCCATGTACTTGGTCAACATATGACTAGGGATCTTCCATAAGAAGTCACAGTCACAGAACACTGCCCATCCTTTGAAGTCATTCAAGTAAGGAACAAAAAATCTAGTGAATGTAAATTCTGTTGAGGCAAGTTTATCTTTTTCTCGTGTGTAGATTCCTTGGGCTCTCATATCATTTTGTTTGAGAGCGATAACTTCGGCAGAAGGATCTCTACGTTTTATAGAGTGTTCACAGACTTGATATGCTATGTCTTCTCTGGAGTCCCAGCCTACGTAAATTTTCATCTAGATAATAATTCGTGTATTTGTTTCCAATTATTTACACGGATTATATCTGGGTGATTAAAATCTCGATTGTATGGATGGTCAATTAATATAGGCTTTAAACCGTATTTGAGCCCGGCTACAGCGTTCTTTGGCTTGTCTTCCACCCAATATAGTCCGGTACCATGAAATTCGGCCAAAGCAGAATCTTTATCAGCACCAGTGTCTAGAATATGATAATTCTTGAATATGTGATCACCGAATAGTTCACCAAGTCTTTTCTTCCTTACCAATTGGGCAGGTATGTCAGATGTCTGTGAAGTTATTGGTATAAATGTCCAACCTTCTGCCGCTAAAAGTTTCACCCATGTCTGTGAATCTTCCATAGGACATTGTGTGGCCATCCATGCACTTTTATTGAATTCTCTTATTTCTTTTCGTATTTCTGGTATAGTAAGGCCAAACCTTTCGGCCATCTCATATGTGTTTTCTTTGTTTGGCAGTAGTTTATATGGATACACACGTTCATTATCGTTATAGTAAGAACGTTGCAACATCCAGTCCGTGAAATGTTTCTCCCATTCCAGTAGGACACCGTCTACGTCTGTCAGTATTATTCTATTTGATGTCTGCATCTTCCATACCTGCGACCCTCAATTTAACAATGTTTGTAATCTGCCATTGTTTCTGATCCAGTCCTTTGGTGATGCCTAGCCATTGATTTCTTATCAAAGCAAAGTCATTAATAATTTTATCCATGTCAACAACATCGTCCTCACCGTCAACATACTTTTCCGCATCTCTGCTTGATAATGCTCTGTTGTAGTTTTCTAAATATTTTCTAAATGTCTTAGATCTTAATCTACGCAACTCTATGTTGAGATATTCTAGTATTGCCTCTAGTTGCTGTAGTTGTCCGAATCTTTCTTCAACGATACCTGGCAGTGCGGCACTGGCTCTTTCAAGGTTACCGTATATCTTGCACTGCTTTTTTGCTTCTAGTAATTCTTTATCAAAGTATGCTATGCAGTCTGGTATTTTGTCTAAGTTCCTGCTAACTTCGTTGTACCAATTAATCATCTTCACCGTATCCGTCCGACTCATCGTCTTCTTCGAACACAGTATTAATTGCTTCTTCTAATTTAGGATCGTATTCGGCTGACGCTTTTATTTCGTCAGTTTCTACACCGATATCTTCTAAACTTTTGATGAAGTCTATTGCCATGTCCAGTTTTTGCCTCTCCGGTACGTAGTGTACTACAGAGTCCCATAGTCTTTCTATGTCTTCGTGTGTAAAGTCGATCATTATTCTTTNACGTCCTCTTCTACTTCTTCTGTGGGTACAGTTTCTTTAAACTCAGCCATTATCATATCTAATTTATCACCTACCCATGCTTTTCTAAACTCTATGTGCTCCTTGCCTTTAGAATCAACGTATTTTAGTCTGTTACCTTGTTGTACAAGCAGACCTTTTTTCTCAAATAAATCTACAAGTCCACTGTAAGGATCCATTCCTGTGTCATATGGAATCTTAACTTGCACACCTTCAAACGGTTTAGCATATCTTGTTTTCATTACTTTACATGCCGCTCTGATACCTCTCACATCGCTTACCTTGTTGCCTTTTTCGTCTTCTTTTAATTTTAATTTCTTCATTGCGACAACTATGCTAGATGCATAGATAAATCCTTGTCCACCTGATATTTTATCATCAGGATCAAACATGTCCTGTGATGCGTAGGTATGATTAGTTGCTATAAGTCCTACATTCCAACTTCCAAACATGTTTACGCAGTTTCTTACAAGTGCTGTCAGTGCCTTTGGTTTTCTACCTAGGTCACCTTTCATCTCACCTGCTTCAAACTGATTAACATCAGTTGGTGTCAACAACATGCCTAAACTGTCTATCACGAATAGAACTTTGGGTGCACCTTCCTTGTTGTCTGCATGTTGTTCTTTGTAACCTTTCATGAACTCTGAAACAGTTTTTGCTACATCATCAACCATTGACATACTTAATTTCATAAGTTTGTCTTCGGAAGTGTCAACGTTTAGTGCCTGTAACCACTGTTCATCTAATGCATTCTCTGTGTCGATCAGTATGACAAAGATGCCTTGGTCTTGTGCGTTTTTAATAATGTTGCCTGATGCTATGTAAGATTTACCTGCACCAGACTCACCGGCAAGTACTGTAACTTTGCCTAGGGGAATTCCTTTGTTGAAATCACTAGTCATCAAATAGTTCAATGCGTAATTTCCTGTTGATATCCAGTCTGTCGGGTCACTGAAACCTATGCCTAGTCCCTGGATTGATTTGGTAATGCTTTTTCTAAACTTTGTTGCGTCAAATACTTTTGTCATAATTTATATCCTTGTAATCTATATTAGCATACCTAGGCCCTAACGTCAATGCTAGGGCCTTGGTAAAATGTCAGATTATTTTGCTTGTCTTGATCTAATCAACTTCAAGATGTCTTCTGCTCTCTTGGCACTGTCACCTGCAGGAGCCGTAGCCGCCGCTGGTTGTGTTGCTGGTGCAGATTCAGTTACAGGAGCCGCAGTTGTTGCCGCTTCTGCCACTGGTGTCGCCGCTGGAGCAGATGCTGTTGGAACTGCTGTTTGTGGTTTACCTTGATAAGCCACGCCTGCGGGTCTGAAGTACTGACCGTATTGTTCAAGATCATAAGCCTCACCTTCAACAGATTTCTCAAATAATTCTTTGATTATTTTTACTTCTGCCTCAGTTGGTTCTTTTGGTCTGAAGTCATTCAAATTGAACAAACCATTTGTTTCAATTGCGGCTCTTTCTGTTTCGTCTAGAGCTCTTTCTCTTCTTGACCATTTTGATGTTGAGTAGTCAGCATATCCACCTTTAGTTGTTTTAGTAATTCTAAAATCAACACCTTTTACATAATCAGTTGGCATTTCTTCCATCTCTGGATCCATCAATGCACTTCTAATGATGTTAAAGATCTGAGGTCCAATAATAAATCTTCTGATTGGATTCTCAGGTGTTGTGTCCTCTGCTAATGGATTAGTTGTGACAAAACCTTGAAAAATATAACTTTTCTTTTTCCAATATTTTCTGCCCATGTCTTCCATGCTCTTGTCTTTGAACCATGGTCTAACTTCTGTTAGTACTGGGCAAGTTTTGCCATACATCTCCATGCATGGTACCTGTACCGTTACTGGTCTTGAATCAGTCTGACCTTTGATACCTGCGAACGGTAGTTTGATCATGTTTCTTTCAGTCCAGAAAAACGTGTTGTTTGTATCCTTATCTGGTAAGAACCTAACAACTGCTTCTGATCCTTCTGATATGTTCCAGTGTGGGTAGATGGCGTTGTCTCCGCCTGTTGATGAAGTGGAGCGATTCACTTCTTGAGATTTTAACTTCGCTCTTATTTCAGCCAATGATGCCATAATGTAAGCCTCCTTTTATTGTGCCTATGTTGTTTGTGCCTAAATGTATATTAGACATATAGTACGTAATATACAACTATATTTATCTAATGTCTACTACTATTATTGGTAAAATGCTAGGTTTTTGATACGATCCAGCTCTGGATTTTCTTCTGAGACTGATTCTTTTTGGATTAGGTCTCTGTTTTCATCCCAAATCATTGCAAGTGTTTCTTGTTCGTCACCTTTTTCTAATTCTAAGTAATTCATGTCCTTAATGTACATGGTTTC